GCTGGAGCTTCCATACCTTGAATCATGCTCTCTTCCATTCCCAAACCAGATTCAGTCAGACTCGCACTTTCATTAGCAATAGAAGCTGTTTCTTGGGCATTAAGATTTGCATCAGCTATGGCAGCTACACTGGAATTAGCTGATACTCCACCAGCGCCGAGTGCGGCGTTAGTTTGAGCTTGCGCTGTCGCCATCTGTGGTTGGAGAGACTTAATATAGTCCTGTAGAACCACGGAATTAGTTCCACTAACAGAGCCGAGAAAACTGTTTATATCTCCACCAACACCGCCACCAAAAATGTCATTGATCTCACTGCTACTGCTGCTGTCACCAACAGCTGCACTAGGAACAGTCGGTGCGGCTCCTGTGGTAGCAGTAGCAGGTACGAGTGGATTAGCAGTCGATGCTCCTGTTGCGGCTGCAATTGGAGAGGTTGCACCAGGAAGTGCCAGAGTGTTCTTTGCAATTCCAGATGTTGGTGTCGTCTGGTTATTTCCTGCCGGATTTGAGTACGGAACCATGCTATTTGTGGCCACTACACCCTCCCCATTCTCAAACGAAACCTACGTGTGGTAGTTTGTTGATCTCTGTTACGTTGTGAGGTGCGCTGGAAGATAAGTCCCGGCGCTCCCTCGATACCGCTGCTTGTTTGAAACTTCTGATCTCCATATAATGATGTATGCAACTCATTTCTCTTGTCTGCAAGATTAACCTGCGGTGCAATTCTAATAGCGGCGGCATACTCAAGAATCTCTTGCCACTCATCAGCCATCATTACTTGCTGTGCGCTGAAAGTTGTAGCTTCCAAAAGAGTGCTAATGACAGACTGTGTAAGTGGATGCTGTGTCTGATAGCGCATATAACAGCTGTAAGCATTATTAGGCATCGAAGCGAGATAGATTAGGTTGTTATTTCTTGTCCAGTAAAGCGGTAATCCAGGAATATTCAACAATACTTCGATAGTATCTGGACTACGAAATTTCAAATCATATCCAGCATTAGTGGAACCATTAGACAGTGAGGGCACCGTGTAAGGATTGTTGAACAGGTAAAATGAATTAACCTTGCTTACATCCAACGGTGCTTCAGAAGCTTGCAAAAAGAAACTTGCTGTGTAGCTGTTCTGATACGCTACCAAGCTTACAATTGGACCAGTGTCCTCAAGCAATGGATGCTTGTAGTCCGTTGTAAGCTCAAGCAATGCTTTTCTGACAGCTTCCATCATCACAATCGTCGTTACTGGACGATTCATCAGAAGTCCTGTGATTCCCGCGACACAATCACCAGCCAGAAAACTCATATAGACTCCTTAGAACACATAAATCGTGTGTGACGCGGTAGGATCGGTTGTTGTGAGTGTGATTTGATTATTGTCTGGCGGCGCCGTTCTTGAGACTGGCGCATTCTTATCCTGATCCACGACATGAAATCCTATCGGTTGTCTCAGTAAGCCATGATTAATAACAAGACTCCCACTTGAAGGCCAGTTGTACGCTGCTCCTGTATCAGTTGAGCCATTAGCTGCAATCCTAATCAGTATACCAGAACCATTTCCTTTGTCAAACTGAGTATAGACACCAGCGTTCACTCCTGCACTACTAGGCGCATTTCCAGTAGCCGTACCCATATCTACATTACCAGTCAATGCCTGCTGTACACTTTGCGTCCACTGCCTATGAGAAGCAGGAAGTGTGTGAGCGAATGTATTAGGATCATAAGGTTTCATTAAACTGGCCTTTGTTTTGGATCGAAGGAACCAAAAATAGCTTGTTTCGTGAGTCGAACTGACGCTGTGCCCGTATCTGGCAGCGCCGCAAGGGAGATCTGAAGCTGTGGAGAATGCTCTGTAACAGCTCCAGCGGATGTAGTTGAGTCAGAGAATATCTGCGTCTCTACTGGTAAAGTACTCAAAGAGTCAAACTCACTTGGAGTCAGCGACTGAGTACTAAACACGTTACCATTAAGACTATAAGTCACAGCAACATTCTCAGAAACCTGTGCGCTGATCGCAGAGTATATTCCGTCCACAGTTATATCACGACCAAAAGAAACTTCCTCAGATGGAAAAGTCACACTTGAAGGTAGGGAAAGAGATAACGCATTTGGTACTCCTTCAGACAGTTCGTAAAATTGATATACCTGAGGAGATAGTTCTATCGCTACGACTGGTGAGCACTGGTTAAACAAGTTAGAACTTGCTGTAGTATTCGAGGAAGCGAACACTCCAAGAGCAAGAGAGTAGAGATTAACTGCTGAGGTAGACAATGTTACTGTTTGCCAGGTAGCGTTTGAGGGATTGTAGATGTAGATTACGTTACCAATAGCAAGCAAGAAGAGTACAGTTTCAGAAGCTGTCATTACAGCACAAGAAGTATTACCAAAAAGCTTAAAAGAATTCTCATTTAAGGCGTTAAAAAGTGCCGTCTTAATCTTAGCACCCACAGCTGAGATTCCATTTGCGACTTGATAAACGTCTGAATTACCTACATACAAACCCGACTGATCGTACTGAGAAAGAAGCGCTGTAACTTGCGCTCCTTCTCCTTCATCGCCGAGTCCAATGTGGTTAAAGTTAAATGGCGAAGCTGCATTTCCTGTGGCAGTTGCGTAACTTATCCCTTGTGACCGAATGATAAAAGCTGTAGCATTAGTTACAATAAGCCCGGTGAGGTAGTCTCCAATATCTGCAAGTTGAGCAAAGCCAGCTCCTGTAACATTTCCATCAAGTCCAAGCGGTGCCCAGGTATCTAGATCATCTGTAGCACTCCACGCAAAGATCATATCAACAGAGGCTATGACTGTTCCCGGTGCTGGGATAAGACCAAGACCAATGAGAGAACCAGCAAACTTCTTAAGTATCCGAACACCTTGCAGAGTTGTCGAAGTGACAAAAAGTCCAGGACCACCGTATTTGATAATTGCAGGTCCGATATTACCAATATAGAGTGTGCCACCTACAGAAGCAATAGATGCCTTGTTTGGGAGTACTGTAGAGAGTACAGTACCGCTATTCGTACCGTCATCACCGCCGGTTAAATGTGTTGCAGTCCTCACTGGAAAGTAATAATAAAAAAGATCAGGTCCAGTGATAGTGGAGAGATCTTGTGCAGTAATACTATTTCCTATCGTCCCTGCTATAATAGCAGTAAGAGTCAGAGAACTCGCACTGATGTTAACCGTTGCAGTCACGTTTTGATCTGGAGGATAGGTAGACAAACCATTTATATCCGCCGCCATGTCATCAAGAATAGTCTCAGGACTTGAGGAGACTGTCGAGACAGGAACAGGTCTGTTCAATACACAGATACCACTAACTGTTGTAGTATTAAAGAAATACCCGTCAGTTGGTAAGCCAGAATCAATAAGCTGAAGCTCTGTAATAGCGCCGCCAGCTCCTACTGCTGTAATAAGAACCTTAGCAGTTCCTTGAATCAAAATCGTAGGTGGATTAGAAACTGGTGCGCCACCTGTGACTGGGTCAGGAGAATTACTTACCCCATAACCAAGAGCTTCATCCAAGTAGTATTCATCTCCTACAGAATAATTGACTCCTCCTACACTCGGATAAGCAGTAGAGGTATTATTTGCCACCCCAATCGAGTATATCGAACCTGTTGCATTCTTAGGTCCTCCATAGTAAGGTACAATCGTTCCAGCATCATTAAGTGCCCCAATAAATAAGGCCGCCCCAGAACCCGGCAAAGTCGGTGTAACTGGCGCAACACCATTGCTTAGAACAGTATACGTAGCTGTTCCACCAGGACCGACAATCTGAAGTACCACAGTACTCTCTACAGAGTAAGTCAGCGTAGCTGCTCCAGTAGAGTAACCCCAGCCAGCAGTATTTGCTGTGACTGAGATATTTGAACTGTTTGTGTAAGTAACAGAGTAGGAATTCGGCACGATTGTAAAACCTGTGATAGCTCCTATCCCACTCACAGCTGTAATCGTGACTTGAGCTGTTACATTAGAACCTTGGACAAGCCAGTACGTATCTCCTATAGCGTAGCCCGTACCTCCAGCAATTGTAACAGCTTCAACAATACCGCCAAGATAGAATTGAGATGCAGCTCCAGGAGGTTCAGAAGCACCTGTTCCAAGAGAAGAGACTTCTGTAATGTTTACTGTTGCACCAGTACCAGGAGAACCTGCACCTTGCGTTTCTAGATTAATTGTCAAGGAGGCTTTTGTAGCTGGTGTAGCACTGTTAAAAAGAGTATAGTTAAGTGTATCATTCCAAAACGTCGCCGGATTCCCAGGAACCCACGCAGTCATATAGAAAGTATAATCTACTCCTGTAGGTGTACCACTCACACTAGAGGCCGTGTATCCAAGAGCGTAGTTCAAAGTACCATACTTAGGAGTATAGAAATTTCCAAACCCAATCAGTATGACTCCAGCAGTTCCACTCCAAAGAGTAGGAATCTGTACCGGATTTAACGATGCTGCAACTAGCTGGTTATCTACGACAATAAACCCATCGCAATTTGTAAAACACGTCGGATCAATATAAGCCGGCGGCGCAGATGTATCCACGCCGCCGAAGGGAGCTTCTTTTCCACCGTAGGTAATCTCAAGACCGATATTACCATTCGATAGCTCTGTTGTTTTGATAGCGCCCATTGCTTACTCCTACTTAGCACCCAGAAACAGATTAACTTCTCCGTACGTTGTTCCAGTAAATGTGAAAGTCATCGGACCAGAGACCCAGCCTAATTCAGTAAAACTAACTACTGAACCATCAGCTGTCGCTTTCCATGTAGTAACTTCTCCAGCCTCATCCATGATTGAGAATGTAGCATCTGTACTAAAACCAGTCCAGGTGCCCCCTTTGAACTTCACATTTGTTGTTCCAAAAGGAGTAGTTTCATTACCGGTAATCTTCCAGATGCGAGTTGAATAACTGTTCGCCATCTCGGTACTCCTTTCTTAGTTGAGGTTGTAAGCTACGTACAGAACCACGCCGTAGAAATTAACAGTTCCAGTAGCACCACCAGTAAGGTTGACATTAACGATTGTTTCGGTATCTGCGGCAATTGGAAAAACCGGCGCGGCCACTGGAACATTTGTGACATACGGTCCAGCGGCACCACCAATAGCAGTTGGAAGACCGTTAGCAGCAAGAGCGATTCTGTTGGTAACCACCGGTGCTACACCAGATACAAACACGGTATCAGTAACTCCAACAGTCGCTGCTGCCGCAGCAAGAGCAGCCACTGAATAGATTACATCAATCGAAGTAATCTGAAAGCCTTTTGGTTGTGGGCCATTCACTCCACCTGTTAGAGTGGCCAAAGTAGCAGCAGGTTGTGGAGGATGCCCAGGAGGCAGTCCTGAGATTCCACGAGTATTAGCAACGGTTGATGGTCCAGGTGCAGCTGCCGCAGTTCCGAAAGCCTCTTGCGAAGCTCCAGCATTAGCTGTACCAGTACCGAGCGTTCCTGTAAAACCACTCCAAAGAGGCTCAGCAAAAACGCCAGTTCTCTTCAGCATAGCTGTTACATCAGCAAAAAAAGTAGACGCATCAGTAGCAGGCACATGCCACGAAAGCAGTCCAGCACCAGCACTTGCAATCGTAGCGAGTCCAGCTACGTCCTTAAACTCTGAAGCTCCGACAAAAATCTGGAGGTCAGGGTTCGAGGAACCTTGTTCCCACCTTTCAGCAGTATAACTCATTGAATCCTCCAGCGCCTCGGCGCTCTAGACGAGAAAATCTTCAACCTCTTCTGCAAAATCTGGATTGCGAAGTTTCTCTACAGGTACAAACTCTTCTTTTCCATCTGTAAGAACCTGCGCGATTCTAACGTCTCGCTCTCCCAGAAGTCCCGGAATGCCATGAGAATCCTGACACTCTGGACCAAGAAGTAAACCACGTTCCCATTTCATATCTGCGATCTTTGTTTTCTTATCGCACCGATCACAGTAATGCCACGGGCCTGTAAGATGTGTATGTCGTAATCCGGTCTGTGCAAAAAAGGTCACTTGAACTCCTTAGAGTATCAGGGGGAGCGGAGCAGGATCGACTCCCCCCTTTACTATCACAGCGATGAGTTGCTGTAATCCTACGGTCCCTGAGTTCCCCACACACCCTGCCACCGAGGGCACCAAGCAGCAACACGCATACGAGTCTTCTGCTTGATAGCATCAGTGTCGAAGTCATCGTCAAAATCCGTTGTCGGAGATTCACGATTAATGACTTCAAGTGCATGATCTTGCTTGGACGCGACCAAGAACCACGCACTAGGACTATTGAGCCACGGAACTTCAAGATTCTTGTAATCTTCAGGCAGCAGCGAGTTTATGTCATTATCTGACGAACCCGGTTTACCAGGAGAGCCAAGAATCTCACGAACCAAAAACCGAAGTTCAGGAGGAGTGATGAGATTCTCCCACTTCAACCGAATCGGGAATCCCATATTGTCAATCATACGCGCTGCATGATTAGTAGCAAGTTGCAAACCTGCAACTGAGAAGTCCACATCCACCGGAGGCCGATTAGGATATGTACCCACAGCAGAGATAACACCCGCTGCGCCAGGAGCAATGTTTGTAGCCTGCGCACCGCCCAAGAGTGCGTGCTGATTGTAGAACAAAGGATTACCGTCAAAAGTCGTAACCGCTGAGGTAAAACCTTGGTTGAACACATTCCACGCGATCATCTCCTTGGTGAACGCCGCGGAACGTGCAAGCAGAGTCGGACCTTTCTTACCAACAAGTCCGTATTTGTCATCGTCATACAGTTCCTTGGATGTACGAATACCCAAAGAGTAAGTGAGCGGCTCCACACGTTTTGAGGCGCCTTGCTTCATCTCTGTGTAAGAGGTCGAAGCATTCTCAGGTTTTTCCACAAGAACTGAGATTCCTGCCATCTCAAGCTCTTGCTCGTACTCAGAGTCGGAATCCACTTCGTGAAAAACTTTTGGATAATCCGATGCTTTGAGCTGGTTGTCGAGACTGTCGAAGTAAATCTTCCTCAGCCCCGGCTGCATTAACTGTGCAAACTTTGCCCTTACTTGAGGCATAGATGATCTCCTTCGATTAAGCTATCTGAATAGCGGCGGTGAGAAAGACGAAGTTGACGAGAGAGTTAAGTCCCGGTCCCATAGGAAGACCGACAACCTGTACAACAGCACTACCACCTGTCTTGCCACCATCCACATACCAGTAACCATTAGCATCCTTGGTCAGACCAAGAATAGCGCCAACAGTTGCCTGAGTTGTAGTCCAGTTAGCAGCAACAGTACCAGTAGAGTTATCATACAGAGCCTGGAAAATGTTATCCTGATTCGGCTCCATATACAAAGTGCGTCCATCAGATACCGGCGTACCGATAGCAATGTTCACACCAAGAGGCTGATTAGGAACTGCACCATAGGTTGCGATAGCGTCGGTTCCAGTAATTCCACCAAATGGCGGCACTGGAGCACCCGCACCTGCTGTACCGAGGTTAAGGCCAAAGGATTCCGCTACTCCTAGAATCCCAGCCGTTACAGTCGTACCGTCCCAGGCTTGTACAAAACCTGAGCCGTTGAGTTGTACAGGCGTGCCGTAGAGAAAAGTCTGCCCTGCCGCCTCCGGCTGAGAGCTGGTATATGGCGTAGTACCCGCCTTCTCCAGCACTTGTATAATAGGCAGATGGGTGATAAGATTTGCTGCCGCCATATGCTCTCCTTAACTTTATGTTCGAGCAACGCCTGCTTCGCTGCGAGGTTGAGGTTTAGACCATTGGATCGTAGAACGTGCCAAACTCAGGACTAGGAGTACCTGAGAGATCAAAAGTATCCTTAATCCTTGTCGATGGCGGTCTACGATTATTCCTGAGCTGTTGTTGAGAAAGCTCAAGTCCTCTACGACGCTTGCCGTAGAGAATACGTTTGTGAACTCGCATAGCAATAACATCCTGATACTCGTACAACCCTTCAGAGTTGAAGAGAAGTGGAAGCTTGAAACTAGGATGTACGTGATCTTTCTTGAGAAGCTCGTATCCCTCAGCCTGAAGCTGACCAACTCGACGCTGATCCTTGTTAGCCCAAACAACCTCATACTCAGGATCTTTGAGTTTCATATTCATGTAATCAGGAATGGCGTGATCGATTACAGGAATATAAATCGCAGGATTACAAGCATCCCGCTCTGTTAGAGTTGCCCAATCAGGTTCTTTTGGTTGTGCGGCTTCAACTCGTTCTTGTGCAGTTTTCGCGAGGATCGCTTTGATCTGCTTCTCAAGATCGGCTCCTGACGGAGTAGAAATTGGCGATTCGATTTTATGATTGATCTCAGGCATTAAGCGTACCCAATCCCTTCATCGTCCAGAATCTTAGCGTAATCTTCTGCTTTGAAGCCAAGTAACTTAGCAGCCCTGCGAACATCATCTGTGATCGCCGGACGCTCTTTGGTCGCCGTGCCAGAAGAACCGGCAGAACCTGTACTTGTGCCACGTCCACCTTCAGAGCCAGCAAAGCGATTCTTAAGTTTACCTTCCACAAGCTCTGTGGTATGTTTGCCAAGAATCGTATGGTAGCAGTTCTCGACATTCTGTGCGTTGTTACGAAACTGCACAGGTTGATTTTCAAGCAGTGCATCAATCTCTTTCTTGACATCACCATGATAGTATGGAAACTTCTCAGCATCCTCAAACACTTCACGCTTAATGCGATCTGCACGAGTGAGCATGACCTCATTGATGAGTGGCTGATTCGCGAGAGCGATAGCTTCCTTAGTCTTGCCTTCAAGCATAAGACTCTCTATACGCTCTTCAGTCTCAGTCGCAGTCTCGGTACGCCTGGAAGACGCTGCCGCTGCTGCCGCAGCCGTCTCACGTGCTGTTTGCGACGCTACGAATGTATTGATTCCTTTAAGCGACTCCAGAATCTCCGTCACCTTCGGTGTCAAATCCGCAGCCGCCGCTGCTCCAGCATCAATTTTTGCTGTCAGCTCATCAGGAAGTGTGAACTCTTCCGTTCCATCTTCCTTTGGTTTCTTTTGCCACGAAAACAAAGCCATTAGATTTCACCTCCCTCTTGTGAGTTTTTCATCTGTATTACTTTTTTATCAAGCTGTTCACTCTGTTCCTCAATCATTCTTAGAACCTGAGGTAACGACATAATCGTTGTACAGAGTTTTAACTGCGTTACGTATTGCACAGTTCTTGTTTTCATAGCCTCAGCAGGTTCTTTAAGATCAATCGCGCACAGAGAATCATACGCTTCCTGCCTCATCCTGCTCAGATATGCCAGCACCGGCTGGAACTCCTCCCTGGCCCATAGTTCCTGAAGGGACGGACGGTATGGTATTAAGTCGCCCACCTTGTTGATTTCCATTTCCTGCTCCTGCTCCGCTTACTGCGGCTTGCGATGCCTGTTGTTGCTGCATCGCTGCTTCGATAATTTTCGACACGTCTGGAAGAATTGTGTCGATGTTATCCTTATTGAAGTTACGCAACAAGGCTTGACCAGTTGCCCTTGTTGCAAGAAGAACATCCAAGTAATACTGTCTTAAATCCGGTGGTATATTTGGCGTGTTAATTGCCTGAATTGTCTGCGCTTGGTACTGATAAATGCGATCGAGCTTGTCAGACAGCAGAATATCATTCTGTCGATCAAGTTCTTTATTCATTGCGGCACTAGAAGGCCGAAGTCTTAGTCCAAGTGTACCAGACTTGTACAATTCAAGCGCCTTTTTTAGTTTCTCGGCATCGTTGCCATATTTCTTTAGCTTGTCACCGATACCGAAATTTGAGTACATAGTAAGAAACTTACAACCCAACTTTACATGCGCCGAACGCATATCACCAGTACGCAGACTGTTTCTGTTGTTCTGCTGTGCCATAACCATCGAAGTACCAGAAGCGCTGTAAATCCCGCGCTTCTGGTTCACAATTCCACCACCCGTACCACCCATTGCTGGGTCAACACCAGTACGTTCCTTAGCTATTGCCATGTGAAACTGATCAGGACCATCGCTGTAACCTACATCCATAGCAGGTTTAATATGCTCGATCTCATCTTTTCTACCTGGGAGACATACACCAGGAAAAATATCAAGCATTGAAGAGAGCTTTGATTCTGGATCAGCGCGCCACACACCAAGCATTCCCATGTTACGATTATTCGTGCGCCAGTTGTTATTATTCGAGAGTTCCTTCTGCACCATGTGAATCATCTCAGCAAAACCTGTGCCAAGATAGGATTCATCATCGTATGCGAGCTTCATGTCTTGGTATGCGAGCATGTTCTTGGGATAGTTGTTAAAGGTTATGTAGAGAACCTTCTCAGAATTCTTGTGATACTTTGCTTGAAATGCGTATGTCTGCCCATTCAAGAGATAAGTGAAGTTACAAGTGTAGATGTACCATCTCGCTGCACCAGTATCTACACCACTTGAGTCAATCGAAAACTGTGAGTTAATCTCATGTTCCATCTCAGTCTCTTGTACGGCGTCAGGATTCCGTAAGAGCTGATCAATATCACTCTGTTTATAGTACGGACTCTTCGCTCGTAAATCCTGTACTGCCCACATATCAAGCGAATCAATGTGGTAGAAGAACTTCATGTTCTCTAGCTTCGGCACTGAAGGATCAAAACCAAAACGATTGAGCGGCAGCAACTCAGGATGAGGACCATCGCGTTTCACAAATGACTGATTCTTTGACTGTACCGGCGCCGCATCTGAAACTCCGCCACCTATATACACACGCTCAACTTGTTCCTCAAACTCGTAAGGTGTATAGATGATGCCTGTACCGTACTTAATTGCACTGTGAAATGCGCTCTGTTCCACACGATACAGATCAAGTTCATCTGGATCATATGCCATGTCGATCAGGAAATTCTGTACGACTTGCTTAAGCTCTTCCCCATCTTTTGAGGGAAGATCACCACTGATTGTAGCCGACCAGAGCGGATCATACATATAAATACCGCCCATAATACGTGCCAGCAATTCGTCGGATGCCGTGCCGATTATAGGAATCACCAGATTAGCAGCGCCCGGCCAGGGCCAATCGGCTTCCTTATTCTTTGGTCGCGCCTTGTACAAACGCACGTACTCAGGCAACTTTTCCGTTCTAAAAGTCTGGAGTCTCCGATCAAGATGTGCAGTCTTATCCTTGATAAAATCACACAAATCATGGTAAGACTCTCTGCCAAACTCTTTTTCGGTAACTTCTGTCGGCGGCTGAAATGGCATTAGAGTATGCCCACATTCTGTACTGGTTGTGCGGCTTGCGTTTCGACAATTACCGTCTTAGACGAGGCCGGCTGTGGTACTGAAGTTGTAGTAATAGAGCCAGTAGAAGTTGAAGTAGTAAGCACAGGCTTTGGCAACGTATCCGAGAAGCTCTTGAAATCTGCGATCAACAAACTCAAGAACTTATACACAAACCTATACCCCATTCCACTTGTTGAAGTTGGTTCAGGTAATGCCTGAACCATGCAAGAGAGAATCTGATTCGCAACGTAAAAAACCAAAAGCCATTGTACTGAGAGATTCATGTTTTCTACTCCTGAACTTGTCCACGATGTTCGTAAAGCGCCTTAGCTGTTGCATAGCCATTCTGAAAAGCTTTAATCATGCCAATTTCTACAGCGTGTGACTTGAGTTCTTTCGTATGATCCTCAAGTTGAACATCATGTTCATCGAGTCTTTTTTCATGGCTTGACTGATTCGAGTACAGCACACCAGCAAAGAAGAAGCAGGTTATGATGCTTACAATAGTCGGTCCCCACGCTGCCCAGTCCATAGATTAAGTCTCCCTCTTATGCTGCTGCTGAAGCTACGCGTTGCCGATACTGGGCGATCTGTTTTGCCAGGAAATCATCCACTCGTTCCTGTGAGACTTTGTCAAACTTCCAAATTTGAGGACCGTAGGAGATCACATCAAGCAAGTCAATTAGACCTTTACGTTGACCATACTGTTCTACTTCTTCCTTGAACTCTGTACAGTTGTTTGCGTCAAGCCAAAGTTCGTGACGTTCTACGAGAGGAATGAAGTTCTCAATTCGCTCTGCTTTAGCGTTGACGTTTTGTGGAGTTTTCAGAGGCAGAAACTGTATGCCGATAAGCTCTGGATATGTGTGCTTGTGCTCTTCGACAAAATAGTTCAAATGATAAAGCAGATACTTCTGTGCGGCGACTGCTTCAACGTAAACTACACGGAGTTTCCACTTCACAGCAAGAAAGAAAATCTGCTTTACGAAATCACCAATAGGACAAGCTTTTGCCCACTGATCGAGCAAGTAAACTCTACGTGGGTCACGTGTGACACCAGTAACCGCTATAGCATGACGACACCGACCGTCTTTGCCAGCCTCGGCTCCTAGATGTGAGCCGCCATGATTCGGATCAACTGTCATATAGCGATCGAGATTCCGTGGGAAAACATCTTTCTCCACGTCACCAGCGGCAACATGATGACGAATTATAATTCTATACTGCTGAGGCTGTGAAGTCTTGAAGAGTCTATTTACAATAGAGGATTCCTTCGGTATCGCTAACGCACCTGTGACTTTTTCAATATTAAAGTAACGAAAATCAGCCATGTTAAATTTGGCTTTAGTAGGATCAATAGGATA